ATAGGCAGGCTAGACCGTAAAATACTTATAAGCTTTAGAAGTATAGCACAGGACGCGTACGGCGCGGGCGTACCTACGTTTAGTACTACGTTTAGCGCGTGGGCAAAGCTGGAAACCCGAAGTACTGGCGCTAACGAAAACGTAGAAGATGGACTAGAAAAGGCTATACAGCGCGTAGTATTCTTAATACGCTACAGCACCGAAGTAGCAAGTATTACCAGCGGCGACAAAGTAACGTATAACGCACAGGAATACGATATAGAAAACGTAGTAGAAATGGGGCGTAACACTAGCCTACGGCTAGTATGTAAGCTTGTAGAATAGTATGGGATACTTTAAGAAGCAAGCGGCAAGCGGCAAGCGGGCGGGTAAGTTTGACCTAACAGGGCTAGACGAACTAACGGCGAAGCTAGAAAAGGTTAGTAGGTTTTGTCACAAGACAGACGCAAAGGCGCAGGCGATCCACAAGCGGCACGCTATGAATTTAAGCCGCCAGCTAAAGCGTAGGATAAAGCCCGCAAAGAAAGATATAAAGGTACGCAGTAAGAAGCGCGGGCCTATAGATGTAGAAAAGGGAACCTATAAGCGCAGTATAGGCTACTGGCGACCTAAAGGCGCGCTAGTAGACCACGTATATATGGTAGGCGCAAGAACGGGCAGCAAGGTAAACAGCCGCCGAGATGCTTGGTTCCAGCTTATAGTAGAACAAGATAAGCAGTTCATACAGGGCAACAATAGGCATAAGGGCGTAATAACGGCCTTTCTACAGGAAGCCGTACCGAAGATGCAGCGCAAGATATTAGAAGACTACAAAAAGCACCTTAAAGAACTGGCGAAGTAATGGAATATACGCACGGCATAAAGACGCTACTAGCAAACCGTAGCGGCGTTACGAATATAGTAGGTACAAAGATCTACCCAATAGAAGCGCCTAGCGGTACTACCCTGCCTTTTATTACCTACGAAGGCACAGGGACGAACGTACACCACACCAAAGAAAAGGCAGAATACCAGCTAGCACGTGTAGAGGTCGTAGGCTATGCCGCTACGTACGCGGATGCGGTAGCGCTAGGTAAGCAAATGGGGCTAGCACTTAAGCGGCAAAGCGTTACCAGCCAAAGCCCTAGCTATACGATAGATAAAATTTTTATCGAAGATGAAACGATAGAACGGCTAGAAGATCCAAGCCGCTACGCCTTTGTACTAGAAGTGCAGGCGTTCGCTATTTTTAAGTAACTTTACAGCTATGGCACTATATACGATAACACTAGTAAAAGACTGGGTACACCCTGCTTCGGGCGTTAAATGCAAGGCGGGCGAAAGCTTTAGAGTAGCGCCTACGCTGCGCGACGAACTAGAAGAAGGGGGCTATATTAGCGTACGAAAAGCTGCCCCAAAAGCAGCCCCTAAAAAGAAATCTAAATAACAAAAAATTATGGCAGTTTTTAACGGCACGAATATAGCTATAACGCTTGCAGGCACAGCTATTGCAAACGCTACAGAATGTAGCGTTACCCTGAACCAAGAAACTATAGAAGTTACAACCAAAGACAGCGCAGGCAACCGCGAACTAATTACAGGGCTTAAAAGCGGTTCTATGTCTGTAAGCGGTTTGCAGGAGGTTAGCGGGTCGGCAGGAATTAAAGCGCTTACGGGCACCTTCGATACTGGCGCAGCTGTGGCACTAGTTTTTGACCAAGTAGCTACGAGCGGCGAAACTTTCGCAGCTTCGGGTATTCTTACTTCTTTGGAAATGTCAGGCGGCACAGAAGACGCGCCAACGTATAGCGCTAGCTTTGAACTTACGGGCGCAATTACAAAGGGCAATACTTAATATTTAGACCAATGGAACTTACAGTAGACGGCGTAGCGTACCCTTTGCGCTACAGCTTGCGGGCGCTTAAGACGTTCGAGCAGAAAACAAAAACTAGCGTTTTTGCCTTGGGCGAAGCTAACGCAATGACAGCCGAAGCTATGTGCTGGCTGATCTACGTAGGGATGGTAGACGGCTGTAAGTTTGAAGGTATAGAGTTTAAGAAGACCCTAGCGGAAATAGAACCGTACGTAGACCTAGGCCACGTACAGCAAGCCGTAGAAGCTTTGCAGGAATACACGGGCGAAGGTCAAAAAAAAGCGACGACGAAGAAGCCGTAACTTGGCGGCAACTTATAGGGGCGGGCTTGGGTCTATTAGGCTTAAGCCCGCTTGCTTTTTGGTCGTGTACACTAGGCGAACTATTTGCCGCGCTAGAAGTCTACGGCCAAAAGCAAGACGAAAACCAGCAAGCCGAATGGGAACGGACGCGCTGGCTAGCTACGCTACTGCTGCAGCCGCACGCTAAAAAAGGCAGTAAGCTTACGCCCGAAAAGCTGGCAGTATTTCCTTGGGAAAACAAACCCAAAGGGCTAAAGGCCGACCCCGAACGGCAGGCGGCTAATATGAAGTACGCCCTAGAAAATTCGTACCTTTCCTTCTAGTATGAATATAGGCAACCTTATAGCGACGATAGGCGTAGATGCGCGCGACCTAGACAAAGGGCTAGGCAAAGCACGTAGGGGGTTTAGAAATTTCGGCAAGGAAACCAAGCGGCTAGGTAAAGACCTTTCTATAGGACTAACGGCCCCGCTAGCAGCTATAGGCGCTACCAGCTTTAGCGTAGCGGCAGGCTTCGAACAAAGTATGGCAAAGGTTAAGGCCGTAAGCGGCGCTACCGCTTCAGAATTTGCCGCGCTAGAAAGCGAAGCTTTGCGCCTAGGATCTTCTACAAAGTTTACAGCTAGCGAAGTAAGCGGGCTACAATTAGAGTTCGCAAAGCTGGGCTTTTCAAGCGACGAAATAAACAAGGTAACAGCTAGTACGCTGGCACTTGCACAGGCTAGCGGTAGCGATCTTGCACGCAGCGCCGAAGTAGCGGGCGCAACCCTTCGGGGGTTTGGTATGGATGCCGACCAAACGGGGCACCTTACCGACGTTATGGCTAGCAGCTTTAGCAGTACGGCGCTAGATATGGAAAGCTTCGCCGAGTCTATGAAATTTGTGGCACCAGTAGCAAAGGCTGCAGGCTTAAGCGTAGAATCAACTACGGGAATGTTAGGCAGCCTTGCAAATGCAGGCATAAAAGGCAGCCAAGCGGGTACCGCGCTGCGTAGGATAATTAGCGAACTAGGCGCAACGGGCGGCGACGTAAGCGGCGCTATAGCCGACCTTGCTAGCAAAGGGCTAAACCTTGCAGATGCAAAAGACGAAGTAGGCAGAAGCGCCCAAAGTGCTTTACTTGTACTGGGCAAAAGCACAGAACAAAGCGCGGCACTAGCGGAACAGTTTAGGAACAGCGACGGCGCAGCGCAGGGGATGGCCGATACTATGGGAAACACGGCTACGGGTGCGCTGGCGCGGATGCGGTCAGCGATCGAAGGCGCGCAAATTAAAATAGGCAAAGCGTTAGCGCCTACCGTTCTTAAGCTTACAGGCTTTATAGAACGCGCAGCCCAAGCCTTTACAAGCTTAAGCAGCGGAACGCAAAACCTTGTAATAGGTATAGGGGTAGCAGCTGCAGCCCTTGGGCCTATGCTAGTTATTTTGCCTACGTTAGCCAGCGCCTTTGGCGTGCTAACAGGCACAGTACTACCCGCTTTAGGTAGTGCCTTTGCTACAGTAGCAGGCGCTATACTTTCGCCTATAGGTCTTATAGTGCTGGCGGTAGCGGGCCTAGTTACTGCCTTCTTCTACTTTTGGGACGACATAAAAGAACCGCTAACGAATGCTATAAACGCGGTTATAAGTCTATACAACGAAAGCGAAGGGCTGCGTATAGCTATAGCAGTATTTAAGCAGGCTTTTGTAGCTGCCTTTACTATTATAAAGCAGCAAGTAGAAAACGTAGTTAACAGCTTTGGGCTTTTGTTTAAGGCTATAAAAACAGCTTTTACGGATGGCTTCGCGGCAGCGGGTAAGGTTCTTACCGACGGCTTTAAGGATATAGTAGAAGACACAGCGCAAGCGGGTAAGGATGTTTACGAAGGCTTCGTAGATGCAATAGACGACGCGAAGACAAAAGAACCCGTAGAACTTGTAACGGTCGAAGACCTAGATAGGGCGAAGGATAGAATAACCGCCCTTATACCGTCGCTGCCTAGCTTATTCGGGGGCGGTAGCAGCGGGGGTAGCAGTAGCGCTACAGGTACGCAGACGGCGCAAACCGTACAGCCTATAAACTTGGGCGGTAGCAGCGGCGGCAATACTGGCGGGCTACTTATACCGCCCGAAGCCGCACAAGAAAGCGCCGACGCTATAAGCAGCTTTAATAACGAAGTAGCTACTAGTATAGACCTTTCTAGCGGGATCGCCGCAAGCTTTGAAGATATAGGCAACGGAATAGCGGGGCTGGCTACGGGTACTATGACCTTTAAGGGATTTATAGGTTCTATACTGCAGACGCTGGGAGGGCTTTTGCAACAGATAGGCGCAGGCTTCATAAGCGCTGCCGTAGCAGCCAAAGCGTTTTACGCTTCGCTTATTGCTAACCCCGTCGCGGCGATCGCGGCAGGGATAGCGTTAGTAGCAGCGGGCGCACTTATAAAAAACCTAGGCGCTGGGATGGCCGAAGACCCCCCGCAACTTGCTGAAGGCGGTATAGCTTTTGGGCGCAGTCTTGTAGAGGTTGGCGAATACAGCGGCGTACGTGCTAACCCCGAAGTGATAGCCCCGTTGGATAAGTTGCAAGGAATGATACAAGGCGGCGGGCAAAGCGTACAGGTAAGCGGCGTACTGCGCGGCAAGGATATACTATTAAGTAGCAAACGCGCAAAGCGCGACTTAACGGCTAGCGGATCTTTCCCGCTTTTGGGAATAGGCTAAAACGCAAACAATGGCAGGCACAATACAAGCAAGGGCAGACTACCGTAGTAAGTTTGGGGAATACCGCTACAGGGTAGAAATAATAGACGGCGACGGCGCTACAGAAAATATACGCGCCTACGAAATAACGCCCGAAGGCATAACGCTAGAATACGAAGGCGACCAAGAAAACGCCTACCAACCTATAATACCAAGTACGGGTACTTTTACGCTAGTTTGTACTACGCAAGCCCAAGTAACTTTTTTAAGAACGATAGCAGAAAGCGCTAGCGGGCAATATGGCGTAAGGGTACGGCGTGCCAATGCTACCAGTACGCCAGTTAGTACGTACTGGATAGGCACAATAGTAGCCGACCAGTTGAATTTTAGTGATGCACTACCGCAAGCCGTTACAGTTGTAGCTACTGACGACCTAGGATATTTAGAAGAAAAGCCGTACTTACAGGCAGACGGTAGTAGGTATACAGGTAGCGCTACTATTACACAGCACTTACTAAACTGCCTAGGTAAGCTACGTTACGCCAGTTGGTATTACGAAGACTTTTTTACGTTTCAAGGTGTAGACTACTACCCTAATGCTTTAAGCCTAGGTAAAAACTTGCTACCAAATAACTACGTAAGCGCAAGCGGCACGGTAGATCTATATGACGAAACTACTTTAACGCATACAGGTTTTTACAGTGAAGACCCCGAAAGCGCGGGCGCTAAAAGCACTTACTACGTACTAGAAGAAATACTTAAGCACTTTAACGCGCAAGCTTCTTTCAATTTTACTACCGCAGCACACTTACTAAATGTTACGCCTACGGGCGCTATGATAAAATACGCCATAGACGGTACGGCGCTTGCAGGTTTTAAGTATCGCTACGATGGCGCGTTAGCTGCCACGTCGCCCGATGTTTTTAGCACTTTAGCCATAGATAACGACGCTACCAATAAGCCCCGACTAACTGGCGGGCAGTTTAGCTACGCGCAGCCGTACAACAAAGTAACGCGGGAAGCTAAGTGGTTTGCGACAATGGCCGACGTGCAGGCGTTTTTAAATGAACCAAACGACTTTGAGCAAGAATATACTTTTTTTACTGGAAATGCTACGGGCGACCAGTTCAGACTTACGGGCGCTTGCGGGTTTTCTATAAGCGGCGTAGGCAGCGCGGAAACAGTATATAACTTTGCAACGGGCAGTAATAACCCCGCACCCCTAAACTATCATATAGGGCGCATAAGGGTACGTATACGCCTGCGCTTTGAAAAAAGCGGTAACGATCTTTATTTACGGCGCGGGCTAGTAAGCGGGGGGCAAGTGCCTTTATATGAAACGTACGGGGATGTTACCGCCGCGCAGCTGCCTATATATTACACCGACATACAGCCCGCCGAAGAAGTTAGCTGGCAAGCCAACGGCACGCAGTACTACTACGTACAATGTAGCCCGCCTTTCGACGTAACAGAAAGCCAGCTTATACAAGTACCTATAGACGTAATAACGCCCGAACTGCCTAACGATACTACAGCTATTAAGGTGCTAGTACAGGCGCAGTATTTGCTACCTGATAACACGGTAGCCGAACACTATATAACAGGCAACGGCTTTGCTTATACAGATCTTTACGTACAGCAAAACGTACACGTACGCCTTTTTCCTTTTGACGGCTTCGGCCTTGACGACGGCGAAACCTATACGGCTACAAATGATATAGACCACCGTAGAACCCTAGATATAGGAACAAGCGAAGTAAACGACCAGCTAGCAAATAGCAACTTCTCTACGCTACGATATAGGGAAGGTAACGGCTTTTACCAGCCCGCTACTTTAGGCTATACGACGCTATTAGAAACTACTGGCGCACTTAATGCGGCAGAAAGGGCAGTAGAAGAAGTAGCAAGCCTTTACAGCAAGCCACGCTTTTTGTACGAAGGCGAAATTATTAAAGAAGTTTTATCGCTACAAAGGCTACTAACTATAGTAGACGGTACTACGACTTACAAGCTAAAGCCGCTGCAAATTTCATACGCTACAGGTTTAGAAGTTGCCACAGTTACAGCTATGGAACTAGGGCAAAGCAGTAGCACGCCCTCCGTAGTAAACTTGCCTAATGGGGTACCTGATCCCCTACCACCACCACCCGCGCCCGACGTAGTTAACAGGCTAGCGGCAACGCAGGCGGCGACAGCTATAACCTTTAGCCCGTCGGCAGAAGCCTATAATGCGCAAGTAGGCGCAGCCGATAGGACAGGGCAGGTAGGCAGTAATATAACAGCGCTAAACGGTTCGGGGCAGTTTGTCGAAATAGCCGACGGTACTAGCGGGCAAGTACTTACAACCGACGGGCAAGGGCGGTACAACTTTACGACAGTTAGCGGCGGCGGCGGTAGCACTACAGTAGCGTGGCACGGGTATACTTACGTAGTGCTTTACCCTACCGACTTTATGGCGAACGACGACGGTAGCAGGGGCAGTATACACCCCGAAGTAATAGAAGACGATACAAGCCTAACGCTAGGCGTACGATGTAGCAGCACGCTTACAGAACTGTACGCCTTTGCGCCCATCCCTGACGGCTATAAAGCAACAATCTTAACAGTTTACGCCAGCGCCAACACGTCGCAGGCGGTACGTACCTTTGGCTTTAATGCCAGCACGGGCGGAATAACTACAAACGCCAACGGTCAAGGCGCGCTAAATTCGCCTATAAATATAGACGATATAGTAGGCAGCGTTACTAGCGCTTTAGCTCTAAAAGTTAGCCCCGCTAGTACTAGTACCTTAATTTATGGGGCAATAATAACCCTTGCTACCGTATGAGAACCTACAAAACAATAGTACTACATTGCAGCGCTACGCCGCCTTCTATGGATATAGGCGCGCACGTTATAGACAAATGGCACAGGGCGCGCGGCTGGGCTTCGTGCGGTTACCACTACGTTATAAGACGTAACGGCAAAATAGATCGCGGCAGGCATATAAGTATACAGGGCGCGCACGCTAAAGGGCATAATGACTATACTATAGGAATATGCTACGCGGGCGGCGTGGATGAAGACGGCAACCCCGAAGATAATTTAACGCAAAAGCAGCGCGTAAGCTTTGTAAAGCTTGTAACTAATCTACGCCGCGTTTTTGGCGATCTTAATATAGTAGGGCATAACGACCTACCGCACGTTACGAAGGCGTGCCCTAGCTTTAATACAGCGGAAAAATTCGGCAAATACTTTTGTAATGGAGAAGCGGAAAACTAAACAGCCTATACGCCGCACGGCTTTAGGTCTATGGCTTAAAGAAAAAGCGCCCGACGTAGCCGAAGCAGTAGGCGACGTACTGCCCGACGCAGGGGCTTTAGGCGTAGTACGTAAGCTACTACTAAAGAAAGGCGCAGAAGTACAAGACGAAGCAGAAGCCTACATACAACGTGCGGAAGCCGAAGCAGAAATAACAAGCCGCTGGGCGACAGATGGCACTACAGGCGAACCCTTAAGCGTGCGGGTACGCCCTCTTATAGTGCTGGGCAGCTGTGCTACCTTTTTGGCTTTTGCTTTGTTGGATAGTTTGCAGATAGTTGTAATAAAGTCGGCGTACATAAACCTTCTAGAAAGCTTGCTACTTACTAGCGTGGGCGGTTATTTTGTACTTCGTAGCGCTGACAAATTCAGCCAGCGTAATAGATAGCGGAAGCCGTGGAAGAATTTACACAGTACGAAATAGTACTTATAGCTATATCTTTAGTAGGCGGCTGGCTTAAGTTCCAAGCAGACTACAATAAACTAGCAGCGCGGGTAAAGTTCCTAGAAGGCAATACGGCAGAATTTAGGGCCGATCTTAAGCAGCTTTTACAGGACATACAAGAAATAAAAGTACTACTAGCAAAGAACAAGGTAGAGTAACGTACCTTACGCCTATCTATAGGGTAACAGCCCTTGGGTAGTTTCATTCATCTAGTTGGAAGCCTGCGAAACGTCGCGGGCTTTCTTCGTTTAGGGTTATTCAATTAACAATGTGAACAACTACCAGCGCCCCCCCTTGCTTGTTTAGAAGTACGTGGGCTTCTTTGCACCAACGAATGAACAAACCCAACCCAATGAACTACGAGAAAGCACAGGCGGCGGCACGTTTGCAACGGTACTACGATGCAAAAGCAGAATACTACGCAGGGATGCCAGTAGAAGAAAGAACAAACCCCGACCAGTTTGCGCGCGTTTGGCGCAACTTTAAGAAGCACGTAAAAGAAGCTTATAACCCAAAACCCTAAACCCTTATACTATGCAGAGTAGTAAAATAGCGCAGCTGCGCGAAAACGTAAGTACGTGGAATAGCCCCGACGGTACTACCTTCCACGTCCATAACGTACAACTAGAAAACGGCGTACAAGGTACTGCCTTTGGTAAAAGCCCTAACGCACCTTACCAAGTAGGCGACGCAGTACAGTACGAAGAAAAGCGCGGGCAAGATGGAACCCGCCTGAAGATTCGCAAAGAAGGCAACTACCAGCAAGGCGGCGGCTACGGATCGCGCCCCGCTAACCCTGAAAAAGAAACGCGCATAATGCGCCAAAGCGCTATGAAGATAGCCGCCGAAATTGTAGGCAGCGGCAAGCACTTTAGCGAATACGTAGCCGTAGCGGAAAACTGTATAAAGTACTTTAGGAATGGCACAGGCCAACCCGAAGCGCAGGCAGCACAGCAAGCACCCCCGCCAGTAGAAACCCGCGCGCCGTTTGGCAACCAAACAAGCACAGCGGATACTATGCCCTTCTAATGCACGAAGCAGAAGTAATACTAGTACGGGCCTCTTACGCTAAAAAGGCGGTAGCGAAAGCGCTGCCCCTTTTTGGCGCTAGGCTGGACACCCTGCAGCTAGACAGGCGTACGCGAAATACTAGCGACTTACGTAGTATAGTAATGCACGTACTACGCAAGAACACAGGTTTAAGCCTACAGGAAATAGGTAAAATTTTTAAGCGCGACCACAGTAGCGTAATACATAACGTAAAGAAAGTAGAAGGCTTACTTAACGTAGATAAAGGCTTTAGCCTGACGTACTACGAAATAAAAGAAGTTCTAGTAGATCACCTATACTACCAATTACACCACGCCCGAAGATGAACAAAGAACAGTACTACCCCTTAAGCTTTAGCAGCTGTAAAGCCTTTAGCACTAGCCCCGCGCACTTTATCGCGTACAAGAATAGACAGCAGCACCAAACGCCCGCCATGCGGTTTGGCACAGCTGTACACGTTGCGACGTTGGAACCTGAACGCTTCGAGGATGCGTATAAGGAACTTACAGTAAGACGCGGTACGGCAGCTTATAAAGCTATAGTAGAGCAGCACCCAAACGCAGAGTTTTTAAGTAAGACAGAATACGAAGACTGCCTTAAGCTGCGCGATAGCGTGCGGGCGCATCCCGTAGCAAAGCGCTTGCTAGAAGACTGCACAGAATACGAAAAGGAACTAACAGGCAACGTACTAGGCTTTCCATTTAGAGGCTTCGCCGACGGCGTAGCACCGTCGTACGTAGTAGATCTTAAGACGACGCAGAAAGGAAACCCGCGCGACTTTACTAGCGACGCATATAGGCAAAAATACCACGTACAAGGCTATATATACGCTAGCCTATTGCAGCAACTAACAGGGCAACCAATTACAGAACATTGGCTAATAACTGTAGAAAAGACCAGCCCGTACGTAGTTACGTGCTACAGGCTAGCGCCCGAATACTTGCAAAGGGGTAAGAAGCAGCTACAGGAAATACTAAAGCACTTTACGCAATGGGACGGCGTAAGCCGTGGGTATGACCACGCGGCAAGCTTTGGCCACTTTAACCTAGACGTACCAGCGTGGGCGCTATAACCCTAACTAACTAACACTACTAAAATGAACCCACGAAGAAAGGGCAAAGAATTTGAACTACGCGTAGCAAAGAAACTAGGCAAAGCCCTAGGCACAGACCCCAAACGAAGTAGCTACTACGGCAAATACTGGGACGATCAAGGTATAGACCTAATGCCCGAAGAAACGAAGCCCTTTTTAATACAATGCAAAGCCGTAGAAACGGGCAAATTCTTACACGATACCCTTGCAGGGATGTACGGCGACAAAACAAAGTATAAGGTAGTCGTCCACAAGATGAATAGACGGCCCCCCGTCGTTATAATGCAATTTGAAGACTGGCTAGAAATAGTAGAAATGCTTAAGGCTAACGGTATTATATGAGAAAGAACGACGGCTACGAACAAGCAGCGATAGCGCTAGCCCTAGTACTTTGGCTGGGCTTGCTTTGGCTTGTTTACGTCGTGCAATACGTGGACAAATGAAAGGCAGAAACTTTAAGGGCGTTTGGATCCCCAAGGGCTTGTATTTAGCTGACGGGCTAACGTGGACGCAAAAGCTAATACTACTAGAGGTAGACAGCTTTAGCGCTAATGATCTACCGTGCTTTGTTAGTAACGACCACTTAAGCACCTTTACAAAGGCCAGCGTAAGCAGTATAGAGAAGTCTATAAGTAAGCTAGTACAGTACGGGTATTTGGAACGTACAAGGGAACGCGTAAACGGAAAAAGTACGCGCTTTTTGCGGGTAAACCGTAGCAAGTTCTGCGACTGGGAAACCGTAAAAGATGCGGAAAGCAACCCGCAAAATTTACGGACTACTTATACCAATATACCTAAACCAGTTAAGAAACCAAAGAAAGAACGCACGCCCGTAAGTATTACGGTTTGTATAGAAGCTTTTGAGGGGGTAGGCAGTAACGCGCTAGAAGCGCAAAAGTTTTACGATTACTACGCCGCGAACGGATGGACGCAGGGGCGTAATAAGCCTATAGTAGACTGGCGGGCAGCGGCCCGTAATTGGGTACGAAGGGCTGCAGAATATGACACCAAAAACCAAGCTAATGGATTTAACGCCGCAAAAATCGACCGCAACCGCCTTGCAAACTATATCGAAGGCGGGAATACTTAAGCTAACGCCTACCGAAGCTTTTAGGCACGGCACCAACGTACGTAAAGCTATGCGGATCGCCCCGCAAGAAACTAGGCTAACGCTTGTAACGCTTATAGGGGGGCTTTGCCAGTTTATAGACGCAAAGCGCACTATAACGACAGATACCGACCTAATTTTTACCGTAGAAGCGATACTAGAAGGCTACCCCGCCCTAACGCTAGAAGAATTGCGGCTAATAGTTGACGGTATGAAAAGGGGGCACTATGGCAAGTATTACGAACGCCTTAAGCTTCCCGAAATAGAAGCAGCTATACAGCAATACGAAAGCACTACAAAGGCCGAAGTATTAGAACGTATACACACCTACAAGCACGTAGAGCGCGGCACCGACGACCCCGATAAAATTAAGTTTGAGCCGCAAAGTATGGCAGACTTAAAGCGTAAGCGTTGGTTTGAACGCTTTAAGCCAACTACAACGGGCAACGGTGAATAATTGGGACGAAGCCCAAGTATTTAAGCTGTGCGCCCGTCGCGGTATGGATCCCCGACGTACAACGCCTAAAGAAGATAGCCAGCTACATATAGATATAACAGTAGCTATAGACAGGGTTAGGGTAGGTATTGACGTTAAAGGCCCAAGGCGACTACGCAGGGGCGATAGCAGCCCTAGCAGTTCGTATACGTGGCTAGAACTGCGTAACCGTAATGGCTTACGGGGTAGCTTATTTGGGTGCGCTAGGTACCTAGTAATAGCTTCGCCTAGGGGCTGGCTGTGGTGCAAGCGTGCAGACCTAGCGGCAGAATGTACCCTACGATATATAGAACAGCACGGCAAAGCAGCTTACGGCAAGGCGTGGTATAGTAAGCACAGGGGGCGCAGTACTATAATACTAGTACCCTATACTTACCTGTATAAGATGGCGCTAGAATGCTGGCGCGATCCCGCACTTACCAATAGATACTATGCCGAAGCTGAACAAGAAACCAACCCCCGCCCCTTGGATACCTGAACGCAAGGCACAGGGCAGGCGCAAGCACGAAGAACCGCGCTACAATACGCAGAGATGGCGCAAGGCCCGCGCTATATTCTTAAAACATAACCCCCGCTGCAATGAATGCGGAAGGCTTGCCAGCACAGTAGACCACGTACAGCCCGTACGTTTAGGGGGCGACTTTTGGAACGTAGACAACTACGCCGCCCTATGTACTAGCTGCCACGCTAGAAAAAGCGGTAAAGAAGCACACTTATAAGCCCCTCCCCTACCCTGCCAACCCGCTAGGGGATAGGGGGTACTAAAAATAAAAGCTTAATCTTGATACATC